AACCAATCCCAGTAGTTATTCTCCTTCAATCCTTTTCCGTAATTGTTATGGTATTCCAAAACTATTTCTAATACTTCTAAATAATTATCGTATTTTGACTTTGTGCTTACTTCTTTTGCAAACTCTGTGCACATTAATATATACTTATCTACTGCTTGCCTATGTTCTTCGTTAGCATATATCGGTTTTGTCATACGCCAAAGTTAATAAAAAAGTTACTCTATTTCTTTTTCTTTTTTTAATTTATTAACAATCTCTTTGTAATAACTTATTTTCTCTTCATAGTCAGCTCTAGACATTTTCAAAGTATTCCTAGATTTGAACTGTATTTCTTCTGCTGTTCCTTCTCCATATTTAGAGTCCAAATGAAGACCGAACTTATACTGTTCTCCTTGTCCGAAAAGATTATCCGCAGGACTCTGAGGCTGCACGTTAGTTTCACACCACCGAGTAGCTAGTCTTTTTCTTGACATAAAATGACCTGCGTGCATACTCTTGTAATGATATACTCTACCTGAAGTGAAGCATTGTACCATCCCATACTCGTTAGAATCTCTAAGTCTTATATAAAGACTGAACCACTTATCAAGTTCTTTTTTTAGTTTACTGATTGATTTCATAACCTAGCTCTGATCTCCATTTGTCCTGGATAACTCCTTTACGAGAATTATATACTTGCCCTCTAAACTCAGGACTTTCTTCTTGTATCTTTGCTCTCATTCTTCTAATAGTCTCAGGATTAGTCAATTGACTTTGAGCAAACATTCCAAGTAAATCTCTAGCAGACATTTCATCAATATCTTTATTCTTTCTGTTTAATTCTTCAGACCAATAGTTAGCCATTAATCTACTATCGCTATTTTTTAAAGCAGGGTATTTTACTAGTAGGTTTTTAATTACTTCTTTTGTTTTCATTTCTTATAGTTTAAAGTTCATCTTCAAATTTAGTACAAAAATATGCTTCTAATATACATAATAAAACAAGTATTAAATATATAGTTGTTAATATCTTCATTTTAAAATAGTTCTGTTTGATTAATATTTTCTTTTTTTTGTATACCTAGCATTGTTTCAAATATTGTTTTACCAGCTTCATAGTCTACTAGGTTTCTTGCAACCTTATTCATTCTTTGTTTTCCTTTGTATTGTCTAAAATCGTAATCGTGATATTTTGACAGTTCATTAATTAAGTCTTTTGTTCTACTTAAATCAGGATTTTTTCTTCCTTTTAAATCATTAGGCAAATTAAAGTTTGTCCAATATAAATGTCTATCTCTTTTTTTTGCAGGTATTAAAGGTTCATAATAAGGTATTACATTTTCTATTACATATTTTCCTTTATAATAATATTTTAAAAATATAACTTCTTCATAAAGCATCATACTAGGGTATCTAGGTTTCCAATTCTCTCTAGTGTATTGGCTTATATTAATTCTACTATGACTAGGGCAAGGAGGAGAACTCCATATAAAGTCAAACTCTTTATAATGGTCTAATAAATATTTATGAGCATCTGCTATTACAACTTTGTCATTAGGGAATCTTTCTTGATATAATCTTGCTAACTCAGGGTCTAACTCTACTGCTGTTACTTCTATATCTTCTTTTACCTCATTCCATTTGTATCTATTACCTCCTAAACAAGCGTATAAATTTAATATCTTCATTTGAGTAGTTTTTTTGGTTCTTGATAATAAGGTACATTTTTTATCTTTAAAGTTTCTGTTTGATAAGTAGCATCATCTATTGTTTTTTTATGGGCATAAGTCCATTTGTAAAAAGTTCTAATATTTAAAAATGGTTCGTCTTTTCCAAATCTTACTCCGATATGGAAAGCGTCTTCTATCTGATTGAAAGTCATTTTACCGAACCTTCTTTCTCTTATTAAATCAGTTGCGAATATTTTACTTAGACTTGCTAAAGTTTTTGCATCAGATTTGTGTCCTATCTCTACTGATGTTTTTCCTAATAGGTCTAATACTTTCTCAGTTAATTCTTTTATATCTTCTTGGTATAGTGGTTTCATATTTCAATATCTTTTAATTCAGGCTCAGGATTTTCTTCATTAAACGCACTTTCACACTCATCACAACAAAATATTTCGCCTTTATCTATATCTATATATGCAAAACAATATAAACATTCATCATCTTCTACTGTAATTATTTCTTTTGGATATAAAGGTATAATTTTCATATTAATTTTTTAGCTTCTTGCCAAGCATTTATTTGAGCATCTAGCTTTGACATTGTTGGTTTCTTATAGTTTCTTTTTTCCCAAGTTCTAATACAGGCTTTCCAATCCTTCATTTTGTTTTTACCTACCATCCAACCCTTAGAATCATAGAAGTTAATAAACGCTTCAGCATCTATATTATTATCTCTTTCTAAACAATAATTCTTAATTTCATCTAAAGTAGGTTTTTTAAAACGCCCTTTATTACTATACGTAGTATTAGTATTATTACTTGTATTATTATTCTTTAGCATTTTTGTTAATACCCTTTTATCAACTTTGCTAATACCATCCTTACAAATTTCTATATACCTATTATCAATTTCTTTAGTACCTTCTTTATAGGTAAACGTAACTTTAATAAACCCACCATCTCTCAGCTCTTTAATCCACCGAGAAATAGTGACTTTATTTTTACCATATAATTTAGAAAAATATCTATTTGTCGCAAAACAAACGCCATTCATTTGTAAAAAAGAAGTGATTTCAGCATATAACAATTTAGCATTAGGAGTTATATCTGCATATCTTACATTAGCAGGTATTATAGCATAGTAGTTAGGCTTCTCTGTCATAAAATATTAATATTATAGTTACAATCCGTGAGGGCTAACTTACATAATTCTAATTGATTAGAAAAATCTCTATAAGAAACTTTTATATCTACTTTAACTTTTCCTGATTTTACTCTTATAGTTGTTTGTGGTTTTGCACTATGACTGACTCCTGCTTGCCTTAAAAATTCTCTTAGATGATACTTGTCTATAAAAGTCCTTTTAGCTCCCTGTATGTCGTTATATGCGTTATAAATCTTATTAAACATATCCCTATATTTTGGAAAAGACCTATAATTAGATTTGTGCATCTTCATATAATAATTAATGAGAGTTCTATCTCTATTTATTCCTGAAGCTATTATATCAAAATGCGTATTATCTACCATTTTTGAGACTACGCTTACAACCATTCTAGGTATCTGTAATTCTTGTCTACGACTTTTTTGTGCTAAAGAACCTTCAGGCAATTCTAACATATTTGTAGTCATTTGACAAAGAGTCTTGAAGTTTAGTTCTTGTTCCATATTAGAAAGGCAAATCGTCTGCTGAACCGTTAGTTATTTCAGTTATCTTATTAGTTAATTTTTGGTCAAACGAATCTGCTTTTTTTGGAGCTTCTTGCATTACCCAATCAGTAAACTTCTGAGCAACTTTTATAACATCTTCTACACTACAACCATCATTACAGAAATCTACTGCTGCTTTTAAGCTAGACTGCTTTACAATCATTTTTTGTACATTGTCATCTTTTTTAAATCCACCTCCTCCAAAAGATTGAGGCTTTTGATATACAGGTTTTACTTTTGGAAAATTACCTCCTATAAATTCGTATTCAGTTTCTTGACCTACTACAAACTTATCTTGCTCTCTAGTTTTAGAAGAGTATTCTCCAGTATCTCCATTCTCAAAAGATATCTCGTTTTTATACATTAATCCGAACTTACCCTCCCAAGTTCCGTTAGGCTGTGCTGATGTTACTTTACTTTTTTTAATCATTTTAATATAGTTTTATTTTTTTACTAATTTCTAGGTATTAGTATTAACCTCATATTTTCTGTTTGTAAAAACCATTCTGGCAAAGATATATTTATTTCTTTAACATCTTCAGAATAGACATTTATGTCTTTTGAACTATTTATTGTTATTATCTTTTTAGGTATCCAAGTATTCCACTTTTTATTCCTATCTATAAATTCTATACATATAGCTTTAGGAGTCGTATATGCAATTTTAGCCATTGGATAACCTTCTATTACTATTCTGTCTTTAAACTCCATTAGTAGTTCCATTGTATATGTAGCAGTATAGAAGCTATTGATAATATTGTAAGGCCTATACAAGTTAAATAAAATTTAGTATTACTTACTTTACTTTCATTTACTACACTATAATCTTCTGAAGTATTTAATGATTTGAATTTGCCATCTTGGTTATAAGCTTTAGCATAAATAAAATCTGTATATTGCTTATTACTCATATTTAATGAGTGTCCGAATTTTTTACTTTTAATTTTCATTTCTTTTTTTATTTAATTTTATTTCGTTTTAATTATGGTACAAAGATACATACTTTTTAATTACTCACAAACTTTTTAACACTTTTTTTCACAAAAAGATGCTTTTACTCTAGTAAAATAATTTAAAAATTTATATATTAAATAGTAAAATACTCAAGATTATGAGCATATATAAGACAAATATGCGTATAGATTCGCCTTTTTTCATAAAGGCATTAATAAGTTTATTGGTAATGTACCATTATTTAGCACTACAGAGCATCCTATAGCTTGTTTTTTAAAGTTCTTAGCGTAAGCTGCTGCGTAAGTAGTAGAGTCTACGCCACACCCTACCTGCATTGCAAAAACCCTGTAACGCTTTCCTACATACCATCTCGTATAGGCTTCAGTATGAGTATGACCACAAACGCTTGACATTAGATTATTCTTTGCTTTAGTTTGAGCTTGTCCTCCTTCTCCGTGTTCATAAAGAACATCATCATATATAACAGATTCAACCCAATTCCAATTAGGAGTATTTAATACTTCGTTATATGATTTTATCCAAGCAGCAGGAATACCACCTGTCATCGCTTTTCTACTAGCCATTCTATCGTGATTCCCAATACATACATCAGCAATAGGAAAAGCTTTATACCATTCAGCTACTTTCTTTATAGTTTTTTCTAATTCATAACCTGCTGACATTCCATCAGGGTCAGGCTCGTGATAGCTAAAAGCGTGATTATCCAAAATATCGCCTATGAAGATTACTTGATTGCAATTATAAGTTTCGTATTGATCTATACAAAACTCAAGATAAGAGTCTAAACAAAAGGGTTCGTGCAAGTCACCGATAACTAGGATGTTCCTAGTCTCGGTTTCTCGCATCTTTTTTAGTGCCTCAATTTCGTGAGGCTTTAATCTAAATCTATTACTTTGACTCTTTTCCAAAGTCAGCAGCAGATTGTCCTAACAACATCGCTAGGCAAGAATACCATATTTTAGATACTGCATCTTCATCAGCTCCAATTGCTCCTGCAATTAAAGGAATGACAATAGATGATATACCTAGCCATACTTTTTTAGACTTTAAAAGTTTCATTAAAATAAATTGTTTCATAATTATATATAATTGGTTAATATTCAAAATTAGTGGCTTAATATAGCCATATTACATCTTCATCTTTATTATTATCAACATCGCAATGTATAAAAGTCTTTGCGATTCCAAATCTAGTTATTCCTACTTCCATTAATGCTTTTAGTATTATATACCTTTCTCTACTACCTGTATATCCTATGTCTACTGCTAAGCCTTTTTTATGACTACTTCCTATTCGAGCCTTAATAACAGTATCATTATGATGTGCTGTTCTATATCCTGAATTGATTTTAAAAGGAATACCTGCAATGCCTCTAGCAGTATCTAATCTTCTTAGAAAGTCTTTATCCATTCTGTAGCCAGAACCAACTTCATCAGGGCTATCAAATTCGCTAAGTTTAAAATAAGTTAAGTCCAAATTAGATATAATAGACTTTGTAGACTTTAACTCCATTAGCAGTTTCGCAAGCCAACTCTCTACGAATTTTAGGAGCTTTTTCATTAGCCTTTAAGTATTTAGGATTGGTTGAGTTGAGTTTTCTTTTTTTAGGCATTATCTATTTTTTTTATGATGCCACCACTTATCTACAGTATAAACTATTGATACTAATAATAGAATTATCTTTAAAAAAATCTCTAAGTTAGTGAAGGTTGTTATGCTTAGGATTGCTCCGTTCACTCCTAACACTTCGCCCACTTCTTTTGTTATCTGTTTGAATGGCATCTTTTAAGTATGTCTTTAGTTTAGTTATATTAATTGTCTTCGGTTTGTAGTATTTCTTCATTATGACAAATCTCCTGCTGTTAAGAAATCTCTTAATGTTAATTTTGTGCTTTGTCTTGGTTTTTCTAGGTTCATTCCATTATAGTAGGCGTTTCTGTCTGGACTAACATCTGCACCACTGTTCGTTGAGTATTCAGGAAAACTCCCTATATTATTAGTCACGTAGTCTATCATACGTTCGGTGTAATATTCAGCTGTATTCCTAATCTCTTCTCGCAAATGCTGTGACTCTTCAGTAGTAAGAGATGTTCCCGTTTCAGATGTTTTAGAATAAATATTACCGTTCTCTATCTTGAATCTTAGGAAAGGTACGGCGTGAAAAAATGCCCAGTTCGGTAACATATCTCCTATGTATTCATCTACTAAAGTTTTGTAAGCTTCATTACCTGCATTACCTAAAGTGCCTGCTGTAATTAAGTCTTTTAATTTTTGTGTTAAATCAGTTCCTAGCTTAGTTTCTACATACAATTTTTGCGACTGCCTTACATACGGTAAGAGCAAATCAATATCTACGTTGAGATTAATTGCGGTGCTGTCCTTAAGTTTCGCCTCTGATATAAATAATACGTATGCCATTTTTATCTAGGTTTTAAAAATCCGTTATTCTTCATTGTCTTAGGTGCTTTTGCTACTAAGCCACTATTTCTTTCTAAAGTAAATCCTTCGCTTATTGCTTTAGCATCTGATATAATTTGTTTATTATTAATATCAGCTTTAGCATTCCTTAAAGATGTTTTATAAACCTGCCTTTTCCAATAATGGTGGCAATTACCTCCACCCTTATAAAGCCAAATACTATATGTAGCATTATTACCTTTTGGACCCCAACCTTTATTTACAGGTTTATCTGTTAATTGTAAGATATCTTCTTTACGGTAAACTTTTTTAACTGTCATCATTAAACTACAAAAATCTCTAGTTTCCCCTTCTTGACTTAAAGCAGTATCTTTAGTATAAACATATCTTACCTTGTAATAGTCATTATAAGAATCATTCACTCCGTCCTGAGTACTCCTCGCATTAGGTCTAGCTGTTCCTGTTGAAGCTAACTCTAATTTACCCTCTACTAATTTATTTAATTCTGCTTCAAAATTGAAGTCTTCGTGTTCACCATCTGAATTTTCTTCATCTAATAACTCCCAATCTTCAGGAATGTCTTCTCCAAATTCATTAATAAAGCTATTTAATTCTGTAAAATTATCATCACTAAGTTTACAATTACAATCTTTTTTTAGACTTGTGATTTGCTCGTGATTCTCACAAGGCATATAGTAATTCTTGCCATCTTGCTTGTGTTCGTGATGCCCTTTACATCCAATTTTTTCAGCTTCTGCTTCTGCTTCTTCTTTTGTTTCAAATAAAGGTAATTCTACTCCATCTGTAATCATTGTTCCTACCTTTGCAAAGTCTTCTCTTACTTCTATATCTAAAGGTTCAAGTCCAAGCTCTGCACGTATCTCTGCTTGTGTCATAACTGCTTTTAAATCTTCGCTTGTAAATTCTAAAGTGATAGGTTTAAGCTGAACAAAGTTCACAGGCATATCCATATCATTTACTTTAAATATCTTTCTTAGTTCTTTTACAATATGATCTTGATAAGGCTTTACAACCGTATTTAAGTAAAAGTTTGCGGCTGCGTTAAGTTCGTCAACATTAGATCCAAGTCCTGTATCGTTTTTAATACCCATCAGCATTGGTGATGTAACTCGGTGTCCTGTCAATATATTTTGAGTCAGTAATTCTTGTAAAGCTAAGTATTGTTTGTCAGCATCACTCATACTAATCGGCACAATCTCAGGAGTTCTATTTCTATCGTCTGAGAAGGTAAGTACGAATCTACCTGCTGCTTTTTCTCCTGTAAATTTCTGTGCAAGACTTTGTTCTATTTGATATCTTTCTTCTGCTGTTGGTACACCGTTAGCAAAAGAAATAAAGTAGCTCCCTGCAAATCCATTTGATATATTAGACAAATGATATTCCGCTACCTTTTGATCAACAAGTGCCCAGTTATTTGCGGCCGTATAATCTGGTGTGTGATATACGTTCATATTAGGACTGTAAAGTCCTGAGTATAGTATCTGATTAGCTGAAGTTCTATCTTTAGTGTTAAAAGCAGGCACTCTGTAAGGCTTGTTAGTTCTTGTGTTTGCCCAGTCAGCTGAAATGTAATAAGCCTCAACTCTGCCCATTTGATTAGGCCTTTCAGCTCTTACTTTCTCCACCCCTACGTGATATATTTCACTTATTTGTGTCCTGTCCTTTGACCACACTATATTAAGAGCAAACGCTCCTTGTAGCTTAAAGTCAAAAGCAACTTTTTTAAGGACTTCGTGCAGACTCTCATTAGAGTTAGCTCTGTCCATAAAATTCTGAAGCTTAACTCTAGCCTCTAAATTTCTGTCATCTTCGTTTTCTATTATAAGATTTTCAGCGGCTACCATTTCTGCTGTTGCGTTAATAATAGCAGCCTGTGTACTTGAGTTGTAATATAAATCAATTAAAAATTGAGGGTATAGGTTTGCCCAGTTTTCAGTTCCATACTCTACATAATCTCTACCTCTTACTTCTTTTACATAAGGAGCTGTTTCAGTTTCTAAGTTGATATTTAAAATTTTATCTTTCATAATTTATTTTATTGTCCGTAGTATATGTAGTTTGTTTCACTTGGTTCAGGATGTTGCGTATATTGAACTTGTTGAGTTCCATCTACGTCTGTTAAATACATTGTTCCTTTAGTACAAAGACCCATAACTACACCGACATCATCAGCAGGCTCTAGGACTTGAGTTTCAGTTATAGGAGCTTTATTTACAGCAACGCTTACAGTACCATTCCAGGCTACTTCATAGACTTCGTAAGTATAACTCCCTGCCATTTTAAAGCTTGTTTCTCCAAGATAAACACTATTAGCATCTAAAGTAGCTTCATATAAAAAGCTAATACTTGTATATCTATCTGTTATAGTATCTGACCCCCTATTATAAGCATATTGTACTGACTTATCCATTTCATTTGTAAACTTAAATAAATGTCTAATTTTTGATTTTGGTACAGGTTTTCCTATTAAGCTACCTGAAGCAGGAGAAGTATAATAATTGTAAATTCTATTATCTTCTGTAACGACATATCCATCTGTAGCTGAAAGTAATGGAGACTTTGTTTTACCTTGTATCATATTATATAATGTAAAAACTCTATATTTATTTGCTTATATAAAAAAAGAGTAGCCTAAGCTACCCTTTCTTATGATGAACGCTAGACGAATCTATATAAGGTCGAACCTTACCACCTCCATCAAGCTATATAAAGACTAAAAAGTATATTCAATCAATTAATTTGAATCAACTCCACCTAAAGTGAATCCTGCGTTGTCAAATGGATTAGCAGTATAATCAGGAACAAATTGGAACGGTTGATGCTCTAAACCATCAAAAGTCAACGTGTATCCACTACGGTCACCAAACGCTGCTCCACTATCCATAGTACCCGCATTTAATTCCATTCCATTTACGCTCCCTAAACATACTATCACATCGTGCCCAGTAGCCGCTACTGTTTGATTCAATTGAGCGAATATTATTGTTTTTGTAGCACCTAGTAACTTTACTTCGTTCTGATCTTCTTTTGTAAGTCGATTCAAAATAACGTTAACCGTTGGTGTATAGAAAATCGTTCCATTTTCTTTTGAACCAGTAATTGTGTCCGTTAGACTAGCAACACCAAGAGGCATTGTATATCTATAAAGCATATTACTACCCATTTCTAAGTCAGTAATCTCGCCGTTTGCTGTTGGTATTGAAGTCACTTGATCGTATACTGCGAAATAAATAAACTTTATTCCACCCGATATTCGATTACAGTCGAGTCCCCTACCTTTTGTTAATATTCCACAAGCCATATTTTTATTTTTTTTAAGGTTAAGGAAGTAGAGGGTTTTACCCCCCTACTTTCATTTATTTATTTACGATTGTCTTACAACATCTGCTCCTACACCCTGAACAACTCCGGCCGTATAACGAGCTACTAATCTTAAGTTGTCACTTCCATCTAGTGCAGACATATCCATTATACCGATTCTAGTGCTGTCACTTAACAGGTCAGTTCCGAAGAACATATTTGACTTCTGTCCGAAAACCATCTGATTGTCAACCATACCTGGTGCTACTGCAATCTTAATACCTTCAAATACAGGAACATAATCTCCTTGCATATTGTAAGCGTTTAAATATCCTAGTGTAGATATAGCTTGTATGTAAAATTGGTAAGTTTTTTGATTCATAAAGATATACGCATCATCTTTACCTAATACATCGGCTGCTGTTCCTCCTAAAATATCAGTTACTAAAGTTTGTAAGTTAGCTATAATATTAGCGGCTGTATAAGCTGCTGAAGCTGATGACTGAACTACTGTTGCGTCAGTTCCAGGTAATAAATGATACCCTGTAAATCCATTAAATTGTCCTGGAGTACCTGTAACTCCACCCCATATAGAGCTTTCAGTTGCGTCTGCTATGATTTCTCCCATATAAGAGATAACGTAGTCTTCAAAAGATACTGGAGCTGCTGCATCTCTTCCCGCTCTCATTTCAAGAGCATTCCACGACGTTAAAAGTGTATTTTTACATATGTCAAGGTTTATCTGTAAAGACTTTGGTTCTAAAACCGCCTCAGTCAATGCAAGTGTTCCTGCATCTGAAAAGTCACAAGAATTATCTAAGACTAAACCTGATCCTGCCATCTTCTGAATGTTTTCTTTGTACTTGATGTTTTCTAATACTGTTAAGTATTCTAAAGATTTTGCTTCTTTAAGTGCTGCACTCAGGTAGAAACCTGCTGCTTTTCCATTAAAGTTAGCTTGTGTTACTGTAAATGCCATAATTTTATTTTTTAATTATTATTATTATTATTATAAGTTCATTAATATCCTTTCACGCTTTGACAATCTATCATAAGATGCTTTAGACATTCTAGGTCTTTCTGAACTAAATTTGTTTGTGTTAATTGGTTCGTCAGCAGGTGTTGCTGCAAGTTCAGCTTTCAACTTTTCATTTTCAGCTTTTAATTCTTCGATTGAAAATTCAACTACCTCTGTAGTTTTTATTGATTTTGGACTTGTAGAAGTTTCTTCAGTTTCTTCTGACATTTCTTCTACTTCGTCATCGCCACCAACTTTAGCTTCTTTTAATTTAGCTACTGCGATTTCGAGGTTTTCGATTCTCTTCTCCATACCACGCCAGTCAGCTACGTCTGCTTCTTCATCATAATCTTCTTTGTCTTCTTCAGCTAATTCTGAGGCTTCAACTTCTTCTTCTACTTCTACTTCTTCAGTTTCTGATTCGATAACTTCAGATACGATACCTTCTTCTTCAACTCTAAAAGATACGCCTGTATCAGTCTTATAAGTTCCAACAGGTAAAAGTATTGTCGTTCCATCTTCAGTTAAAACCGACACATCTACGCCTGCTTCAAGCTCTTCGGCTGTAGATACATAAATCGTACCGTCTTCACCTTTTGCTTGCCACGCTAATTTAACTTCTTCGTCCTTATTAAGACCAAGAGCTACTAATATTTGTTCTTTGATATCCATAGGTTCTTTTTTTATATAATGTAATTAATTTGATTTTGTTTGATTTTCCTTTATTATCTCATTAAGAGCTTTTAGTATCTCTTCATTTGTTGGAGTTCTTTCAGACATTTTCTCCATCTTGTCCGTAAAGTAACCCTCAATACTTAAACCACGAAGTTCTCCATCCTTAATTTTAGACCACAATTCGTCATTTTCAATACGCATTTTTACGAACCACGTACCGTTAGGTAAATCATACCCGTATAATTTAGACTTATCTTGATCTCCTTCTTTTATCCAAGACTCAACAGTTAAAACTCCACTTACTCTATCCTGATGCTCATAAGTTGCTTTATGATGGTTGTTGTGTTTTAAATACAGTTCGCTAGCTTTTCGCACAGTTTCAGGACTAAAATAAACGTAGTATTCTGAGTCAGTATTAGGATCGTATCTAAATATCTGTTTGTTAGGTATAAGTGCAGGACTAACCAACATTCTTTTGTCTTCATCTACTTTAGCTAAAGTTAGATTATTCTTTTCTTTGCCAAAGTAAACCATATCTTGCTCAATTGCAGGACTAGCAACTAAACTAATTGCATCAATTGCTAATTCTTCATTATCATCTGCTATTACAAGCTCGACAATTTTTGTCGGCTTAATTTCTTCGTAATAGTCTTTGTTGGCTTCTTCGCATTCAGCAATTGAGTCATACTCACAGCTTCCTGTTTTCCCCCACTTTACGTTTCCGTTTTTACATTCTTCACAAGGCATATTATATAAAGTATTTAATTAATTTTTGTTTGATTTTTGTGTTTTTATTATTTAACATAATATTTTTTTATTTTATACTCGTCTCTAGAGTTTTAAAGTTATATCTTTTTCAATGCTAGTATGCTACAAAGTGCTTAAAGTCGCTTAGAACTCTTTAAAATGCTTTATACTTAAATTGTAGCTCTTCTTCTAATATTAGCTAATTGATTCTGACTATTACTCATTTCATCAGTTACTACAAAAGCTTTTACTGGATCTGGATCATCTCCTCCTGCTAAATTAAACTCTCCTGACATCATTTGAGGTGCAGGCATTTGTGAAGCTGAACCTCGAGGACCTCCTCCTCCGCCGCCTCCTTTACCACCACTTTTGATAGCTTGTACATTTTTAAGTCCAGCAGCAACTGCCGCAGCCGCCGCTATTCCACCCAAAGCAGGTCCTACAACAGGTATTCCGGCCATAGACTTATAAGCAGAGTTTGCTGAAGCAAAAGTATCGATTGTAGCCTGTGTAATTGCAAAAGCTTTACCTGCTTTTGATTCTTCACCAAATATAGTCGCTAAATTTCCTGCCGTACTCGAAGCAGTTTTTAGTCTTTGTTTACTTGACATCTCAGACCAAGAGTCTTCTCTTTTACTTAAAGCTCTCCTGTCTCTGTCATATTTTTCGTCTAGTTCTTTTTTTATGTCTAAGAAGTTTTCGTAATCTGCAATCTCTTTTAGCTGAGCTTCATATTCAAGCCTTAATCGTTCTTCTGCTCTTCTTTGTATATCATCTATTTCAGCTAAGAAATTCTCTTCTCTTAATTCTTTAAGTTTTTCAGCTTCTCCTGCTAATTGTTCCTCTCTTTCTTCTTTAGCTAATTTCTCCTCTTCTGCAATTTTCGCTAACCTTTCAGCTTCTTCTTTCGCTTCGTCTTCTTTCTCTTTTGCTCTAGCTTTTTCTGCTGCTCGGATTTCGTTCTCTAAAGCATTAACCTCAGTAACTACTCTTCTTCTCATTTTAATAGAAGCTGTTTCTTTCTCAATGATTTCTGTTTTTAATTGAGCAAGTCTTTCTTCATCAGCAGCAGAATTTTCACTTACAGCCATCTCTTCTAATTGAATTTGCATTCTTTCTCTAGCTAACTCTAACTCTCTCTCGGTAGTTTGTGCTTCTAGTTCTAGTGCTTTTTTGATATTATCAAGTCTTTCTTCTGCTGACTTTGTTTCATCTTCTGCAATTAATCTAGCTTTTTCTATCTCTTTTCTAGTTGCAGCTTTTTGAACCATAAACTCGTTGTCTGCATCTCTTAATGATTGAGTCCTTTTCTCTAAAGCAGTCATAGCCTTAACATCGGCTGCAATCTCTGTACCTATATTTTTAAAAGCATCTGCCATCATCTTAGCTCCCTTCTTCATAGTCATAGGATTAAACATCATAGACAATCCTTCTCCAAACATTGACACTCTATCTATTAACACATCAAAACCTGCTGATAATCCTGCCATTCCTTGACTCAGTTTATCTGCTCCTCTTTTTGTACTCGTAAAATAAGTTAGTAAAGATGCTATTGCTATCACTAAAGCACCAATCCCTGTACTAGTCATTCCTGCTTTTATAGTAGCAAATGACGCTTTTGCTGAAGCTCCTACTGCTTTAAAGCCTGCCTTCACTCCATTTAAAGATACACCTAGTATTTTAAATTCTCCTGCTAACTCACTCGCATCTTTTGTAGTTTCTCCTATATTTGACTTTACATTAACCGTTACCGTTTCCGTTTTTCCTGCCATAATTTATTATTTATAACGATACGCTAGTTTGTATCATTGTTATTGTTACACTCATATTCCATTCTAATGTCTGATTTGAATTACCTCTACATAAAAAACCTAAGGTATTATTAGCTGTATCATCTGCTAAAATTCGCCAATTTGTTATCGTTCCTGAAGTCTTTATAGTATCTCTTTCTCTTTGTATACTAGTAGTACCACTTTTATTGATTAATACACCCCTTTCTACATAAGAAGCGTAATCTCCGACTGAGCCTGTTCCTGAAGAACCACCTGTTCTAACTACTATTGTATCTGCGTGAAAGTATATTATAGCATTATCAGGCAATACAAATCTAACTCCTGCTTCATTATTTATACCTGCTGAAACATTTGTTGTTCCTGTAGTTTGACACCCATATTGAAGAATAATATTCTGTCTTTCTGCTAAATTATCTGAAAGTTGATTGCCTCCTAAAGTTATACAGCCTGAGGTTGTTGTATTAGCTCTAGCTCCTATAGTTATCGAGTTTATAATATCATTATTAATAACATTAGCTTCTCCTGTTACTATATTATTTCTTGTGCTGTTTCTTATTGAGTTTGCTTGACCTAAAACTACTGAAGATGTAGAACTACCTAAAATATTTTGGTCTCCTTTTATTATACTATCAGTCTTGTTAAAGCTAGAAGTTAGTCCTGGAGTATATTTAAAAGCATAGCAAGTCCTAGTAGCAGGATCATAATTATATCCATACTTCTCGCATTGTCTTTGATTAGGTACTATATTTTCATTAACACCATCTGTAAAAGTAACAGTACCAATATTAGTAATAGCTTTTGGCTTTATATCAAATCCTGGAGCAAAGGGTATTGTAGGTATTTTTGACATTATGGTATAAGTATAAATTCGACAGATGCTAAGTCGTGAGGTTTATAATCTATTTTATTTACTCTAAAAGTTCTATTCTTAATAAATACTCTGTCATTAAACTTAAAGCTTTGCACATCTGCTGCATTAAGATTAACTTTTAATTTCATTATTCGAGTATCAGGGTTGTATAATTCCAAATAATAATCTGCCCAATACAAGTTATATAAATTATCAGGAGGAGCAACAGCACCATCTACTACTAATTGACAAGCTCCGAAATTTAAGTCTTTAGTATTTCCTGCTATTGTTGGTAGATTTGAAAGATGGCTAAACTTTAAATATTTTAGCACATTACTACCTGCTTCTCCACTTTGTTTTGGAACAAAATAACTAAGAGGCATAGCTCCTGCTGTATTTGTAAGTCCTAAGTCTTGTACTCCGTTATTATAACATATACGAGGAGAGTTTTCAAAGCCTGAAGATTCTCCGTCATCATTCATAGTATAAATAGCAGGGGTAACTAGTCCAGGATAGAAAGTCATATAAGGCTTCATTATAGTAGCTCCAAATGGCTCTGCTTCTACTTCAGTTGTTCCTTGAAGTATGTTAAAATAAGGAAACTCTAATTTAAGGCTTCCGTATAGATGACCTTGTACTGCCTTCTTATAATTTTGAAACATATAATCGTCATCATCTTCTGTATATTTAAAAAGAACTTTTTTTGTTAAGTCTTTAAGAGGCTCTAGTTTTATTTGTGATATGTCTATTTTATCTGTCCAATCGTGAGTTATACTTCTTGTGGCTAGACTTAAATCTGATGTATCACTACTATTAGTGTCCGATATAAATATATCTCCATAAGGTTCTATTAAAATTTCAGTACGATTCTCAGGATTAGGCATAGTTACTAAATTAAACATCTTAAAGATTCCTTTTAGAAAATCCCATTGTCCAAGTTCTCCTCTAAGTCCACCCAAAAGATTTCCATCTACAATCTCGCTATCTATTGTCGTTATAATTACTTCAGCACTTATAACTTTTAAAGTACCTGATCCGTCAAAGTCTTGGTCGCACCATAATATATCATCTTTATCCATTGTAACCTCAAAAGCACCTGACCAAGTTTGCTCTTGATTAGCTGCTGTAAAAGTATCTGTGTCAAAAAATCCTGCATTAAACTGAGCATTAGTCATATTAATACCCTCTTCTAATACTGCTGCTGTACCTCCTGCTGAATCATCATAGTGCCTCCACCTTCCTGAGAATATAGTATTTCCTAAATCAACTGTCATTTTTATAGTATAACTAAATTGTACTTTGAATAACTGACCATCATACTGAGCTTTCCACTTACTACCTAAAACATCTGCTGTATCGTAAAAATGTCCTACTTGGGTAGCCATAGCACCGGCAGGTACTGTTGTAGTAGACACAACTCCAGAACCCCCAACAGGATTCAAAGGAGCACCAGGAGAAGCGTTTACATCTAACTCCATTGTTCCTGTTTGAAGAATGCTTGTCGTTAAATCATAACTCGGCATTGTTTTATCAGAACCCCAATTGAAGTCCATATATAACTTTTTAAAATCATCAGTATTTAAAAAATCACTAGAATATTGGAACTCAGTTTGTGCAAAGATTACATCTATTAAATATTTGACATTAATCCACGGCCTAAAAGCATCTGCTAAATTAGTAAGTGTAGGTTGACTAGGAGTAGCTCCTGCTATTATTGCATCGATGTCAGGAAAAGAAGCCTGATGAGTCCAATCTACAAAAGGGTATCTTAAAGTAGTATAAGCATCTCTAAAGCCTGAAGTCGCTGCACTTGAGTATGTTATTCCTGTACCACTATCATTCCAACTATTTTCAATATTTGAGAGTTTATAATCGTGACTTAATTCTCCTAATGGTAAGTTTGCAAAAGTTCTATCTTTTAATACATCAGCAAATGCTATTACTTCAGAGTATAAGTTTACATTATAGCTTACTTCTCCATTTTTGTCGGTTATATCTAACATTCTTAAATAGCCTTCAAATAAAACAAAGCCGTCTTGTTTTAAAACACATTGCGTTCTTCGGTAAGGATTAAAGTTTAAAGTATTTAAAGAGCTTCTAGTGATGTCAAATATATTATCGAATATCTTACTATTCCTTTTACTTCCTGGAAGTTTAAAAGCTTTAGAATATGATTGTACTTTTTCAGCAGCGTTTTTAAAATTGTCAACGCTTAAAGTTAATGGAATATCTTCATCTTCATATAAGTCTAATATTACTTGGCCATCTGCTAAATCAAAATTTGTTCCTGTATTTGACATTCCTTGAGGAACTAATGATAATTGTTTAATGTCAAGAATACTACTACTAGCACCTACCATATAAAACATAATTATAGTGCTTGTAGATACTCCATTTTGAACGCCTGAAATCTGAGCACCTGCAATATCATTAATAGTAGAACCCCCTGCGAAAGTACCTATATTAGATGTTGGAGTACTTTGATCTAGAAAATAGGAAAAGTTTCCAGGATTATTTGAAGTAGAATTATCTACCTCAATACTTAAAGTATTAAACTGACTCATCGGTAAATCTGTAACTCTTTGATATACACCTGAATACACCACATCAGAAGATGCAGTTGTACTTAGTCTAATATTACCATTCAAAGAAGTAGGGTAATCAGGAACTGCTCCAACAGATGCAGCACTTCTAAAACTATACCAAGTATTAGGAATTGTAGGAAAAGCATTGTCTATCACATCTTGAGGAAACGCCCCTACTGATGCACTTGACTCATAAGTTGTAGCATTAGCAAGACTATTAAAATTCAAACCATCTACTATAAATTCATCAGGATTTAAAGAGATTTGATTTGTTTGTCCTAAATACGACTGAGGGTATATTACTAATTGTACTGACATATTATACGGATTGAGTTCTAAAGGTTTTTGACTTCTCTACTTCGAATGTGTATTGTATTAGTTTATCATTTGCTATTGTTTTCTTTTCGTAATTTGTTGTCGTTAATCTTACAGGAGTTACATAATTATTTAAAAGAGAATCTGTAATGTCTGTTTGATAACCTTCTAGTATATAAACTTCAGGACTATTTATTAAGTCTTCAAACCATTCTGCTTCTGATTCACTAATAAAGTCTGTATTCATTTTTATCTTTTCTGTTGCATTAACTCTAAATGCTCTTTTACCTCCTCTAAAAATACTAGGTCTATAAGCTGCTTCATTCCAACTCCCTCTTAATTGATTGTATGTAGTTCCTTTTGTAGATATTGTCTTAGTAGATTTCTTTGTGAATGTATAGTAATCCCAAGCACCCCATTGATTCAACCAAGCTAGTCTAATACTTTCATAACCTCTCAAGTCAGGACAATTTATATTGATTGTATATAAAGCTGATCTTTGCGTTGATGAGGTAAAAGCTTGAAAAGTATAATATGCTAAATCTCCACTATCTATATGAGTTCTAAAATCTGAACTCCAATTCCTTAAATTACCAGGAAAGACTCCTGCGTATAATATCTGCTTATATATCTTAGCATTCCAAGTTGTATAACCTCCTGTATTATTATTATTTTCTACATCTATATCTGAGCCTAACTGACTACCACTTGAATCATATAACTTGAATTGTATTTTTGTTATTTCTATTCCTGCTACTGTAAATAAAATAGGATTAAAAAAAGCAACTGTTCCATAATCTTCTTTGTTTGCATATTGAGTAGTTGGAGCATTAGACAAGAATTTTTTAGTATTATCCGTTAGCCAAAAATCTTCAAAACTATATCCAAAGTCTTTACCATTAGAAGCAGCAAGTTCTAAGATGTCTGAGTATTTTAAATATGCGTTGAAAATCATATAATCTAAAGTTGTAACTTCTTGGTTGCTTGGCTGAACTAAAGTATTATAAGTAGAAGAAGTAGGAGTATTGTCATAATATTCCACACCAAATACAACAGCTAAATATCTTGCAGTAGTTTTATTTCTTGAAAATTTGTCTATTAAGTGCATCGAATGAGGAGTATCAGCAGTAGTATCTGTTCCTTTGTACTGACTATTATCAAATGCTTCATTTTCAGCTTCTGTATAATTCTCTATTAAAGAACTGAAGTCAAAGATTCCGACTCCTGCATTATTAGGAGTAGTCTTGAAAGTTCCTATTAACTGAGATGCAGTTCCTATTGATATACTTGTATCACTGATATATACTTGTGCTACAAACTTGACTCTTATTTGATTTGCTACGACTGTATCATTTGATACTGCAAATATAACATCTTGGCCAACTGCTACAACAGTAGGTTTGAAATAAGGAGCTGCTTGAGCTGCTGAGTTTGTTTTAGGTTTTTGTTCTATTATCGTTGCCATTTATTTCGTTTTTATTGATGCTGTTCCTGTTGCTATTTCGTTTATGATATCTTCAGAAAAAGCATTTAGTAACTCTCTACTAAATAATTTTAAATTTCTACCAAGAGGCTTTTGAAAGAAACTAAGACTTTTTATACCATCTCTTTTTATTTTCCTACCTATAATGTAAGCTAAAGATAAGTTAGTAATAAATCTTCCTGTCTTTTTATCTCTTCCTTTTATACTTTTTTTGCTTATCCATTTAGCCAATATACCAGGAGGTGGTTGCTTGTTAGTATATTTATAAGGACTTGTTAATGTTTTTCCTAAATAATCTGTAAACTGCTGTCTTTTTTTATTTCCTGAAACTCCCTTATCTAAGAAAGTACCATAGTCATCCATTAGGAACTGAAGAGTATAACCTTCTTTAGTTTTATCTATATTATACTTAATAGATTCTGCTAATTTAGTTGAACCCTTTTGCTTCCTCAAACTTTTCTTAGTTTGAAGTACAACAGTTTTTCCTATCCTGTTTAAATACCTTTCGATATTATCTGTCTTCATTATACAAGCCCAACAAAGATTTCTACTTGAACATCTGTAGTTGCTGATGGTTTAGCTTGTATAGTTACAACATCTGCTAGTCCAGTAAAAGCTGGAGTTGAATCTGCTTCTCCTAATATTGCATCTTCTGCTTGATATAATATATGAGAACCTCCTGCTCTTACAGTTGCCTGATAATTCGTTCCTGATGTTACAAAAGCAAGTATCATATCATCTGTAGTACTCAAGTTAGTTACTCTTATATACTTTGCATTTTCTACATCTAAAGCTCCTGCTGAAGAATGAGGTGTTGAGCCAAAGACTGCTATCGTTGTAGTATTAGAGTGAGCTAGTGTTAATATTCTTTCAAATACATCTACGACTCCTGTTGTAGTTACTGTATTTGTAGATCCTCGTAAAGCTCCGTTTACTACTACTGACTCTGTGATTGTTGTTACTAAATCTGCCATAATTTTTATTTTTTATCTATTTGTTTTAATTTATTAATTGCCCAATTTACGCCCGATGAACCACCCCAAGCATCCCACATCAATCCACCACAACCTTCTGAATAGGGAACGTCTTTATGTTGTTGATGTCTTTTAAATGAAGCCATTCTTGCTATCGTATCTCTACTTATAGGTTTCTTATCTGCTAACTGAGCTGACCTAGTCCACCCTACTCTAGTTCCACAATCAGAACCATTTTCTTCTTTCCATTTTCTAGCTCTTTTTGCATTGTTAGTAGCTGCTTGAGGGTAGTCTGTATAACTCTCTAGCTTTATACTAATAGCTTCTAATTTTTCTAATACATCTTCGTAGTTCATATTTTAATACTTATTGTTGGTGGTATTATTTGTATTTCTATTTTACCTATTTTTATTTTGTTTAATTTCTTTAAATATTCAATCATTAGAATCCTGAGCCTCTTGTTTGTGGATTAGGAACGCCACAAGCATTGAAGTCGTTTTGCACTAATACTCCAATATTAAATACCCAACCTACGCAAAGATTATCGAAACGCTCTTGGAATGGCTCTAAATTATATTGTCCTTCAGTAAAGTATATTGGAAAATTTATATCATTCGTTCCATAAGGTACGCCATCATTTGAATACATTGACTGATCTCTTGAGTGCCGAAGCATACTAATAAAATCTGTTGCTATTTGTAACATCTCACTATAAACACTTTGCTCATCTGTTAAAGGTTTGTATAACTTATCAAAGCTAGTTGCTGCATTCCTTCCTGCTGATTCTCTATTTTCTGTCCAGTCACTTTCTTGTCCTGTCATTGACATAACAAAGATTTGAAAATTATAAGTTAATGTAGAATCTCCTGTTGTTACTGATGTTGGATTTATATGTAATAAAGGAAATTTAGTATTCTTTTCTAAATCGAGTTCCCAAATATCTCCAACTGAAGTAGTATGGATTCCGTAATGTTTCTCTGCCATTAAAAGCAAAGTATTTATTACGTTATTATATGTCTTATTGTTTACCATTTGATTGTACTTTATTTTGTGAGTTCAAATCTGTTTCATAACTTAACCAGGTTAAACATTCTAATAAACTCAAATTTGTTATACTTTCTAACTTACTTAACTCTTGATTACAAAGCCTGTGCATTACACCAAACCAACCCCACTTTTCTGCGAAGCTTTCTGATGCAACTGCGTTTTCGTTTCCTTCATCTGTTGTGTCAAACACAATGGCAAACTCTTCAACAATACGTTGACGAAACTCCAAAAAAAAACCAGAGATGCTTGAACTTGTTCGGCAGGCATCTTCTTCATTACTTCTGATCTTATCTTAATTTTACCGTCATAGGCTTCTATTGTATATACTTTATTCTTTTTCTCAACAACAGGTCTAAATAAAATAGCCATTAATTCTGGTAAATGTTTATCAATTCCTAGTTTGACAAAAGTCTCAATATCGGCATACTCACCCAAAGTTATCTCGTCTAGATCAGGATGGAATCCGTATTCAACTCCTTCTACTTCTATAATCTTTTTTAGCTCAGTATTTTCTTCACTTTGTATTCTTGATATTTCTCCCATAATAATAGCAATATCTTTTATACTCAAAACATTAATTAATTTTTTAGGTATATTAGATAACTCAGCTATTGTATTTAAAGCTTCTTTGCTTTTTCCTTCTTTATTAAAATCTATCAATCTTAACCAACTCTCTAAAGTAACGTCTGACCAACTCTCTATTACTTTGTAAGTTTTAGTTTTTTTGTCTTTGTTTATTTTGACCTTCATAATATATAATGTAAAAAGTTAGTATTTAGTTTAAAGTTTTGTATATTCGCCGCTCATTTCTATTTAGTTTCCATTTCTTTAAGGGGGTTGTCATTATGACACCCCTTTTCTATTGCACAAAATATCTACCTGCATTCGGATTATCTAAGTGATATATGACATTATATCTAACTCCATCTATTGCGTGATTGTAAGAATCTACGTATAGCTTAGAACCCTTATCTGCGTAAATATAGTTATTTAATTCTTTAGCTATATTAGTAGACTCAGGAGATATAATTAATTCAAAATCCTGCATTCTAGTTATACCGCTTTCAATAGTTCCTTTTTTTACAGGCTTTATGTTTACGCCTAAATGCTTTAAATCTGCTATTAGTCTAGGCTCTGCACTATCTGCAATTATAAGCATATTATCTACTTTGCTTAATACTATCTTTGCTAACTCGTGAGACTTTAATCCATTCTGATATATATGCTCTTTTAAATATATCTTCATTTTCTTTTTATCAATAGCTACTTCTGTTAGTGAGTCAGGATCAACAGAGAATCCAAAGTCCATTCCACAAGAAGTCTGCAATCCATCAGGATTAAATTCTCCTATACTCCAATTAGTAAATACAACCCCTTCAGCTTTGTCTAGCCATCCTCCTAATATCTTGTGATTATATTTCTTAAAGTTATTATGCTTTATAGTATTAATACGCTCTAAGAAGCTCGTAGAGAGATTATCTTTATTGTCTAGGTATGTACTATGTATATAACATACATTGTCTTTAAATCCGTTAAAACCTGCTTCAACTCCTTTGTCTTCAAAAAACCTTTTGTATATCCAATGCTCCTTAGTAACAGGATTCAGTATAAGTATTATTC